GCTGTTAATAGTTTAGTTAGGAAAAGTTTTAATTCTGGAATTGCTAGTAAATTTACTAAATTGTCTTCTTTAGGTTTTATTCCTAATTTCGCTTCAAAAAAATCTTCTAAAGATTCAGTTATGAGTTTAGAGGAAAAATTAAGTGGAGAAAAGGCTATGTTTTACAATGAGCCTTTTCCGCATGTTAGAAATGCTAGTCAACCTAGTTTTTCTAAAGCGATGTCAGATCATGGAGGGATGGTACAAGCTCTTAAAGATTCCTATGCTATGCAATCTCAGACTGGAATAATAAGCAATGGTTTTATTCCAAATTTTGCTATACCTACAATCCCGGGATTAAAATCCATGGATGTTTTTGGTAAAAAATTTCAAGCTTTGACGAAATTGCAACAACAACAAATGCAAAATCTTAATTCTGCTTTACAAAAATTAGCTACTTCAACGAATTTAACTGCTGATCAGCAAAGATTGCTTGTTAATGATGTTAGAACTAATGCAAAAGCTTTAGAAGCCAATACTGGATCTACCACTGTAATTACCAAAGCTAACCAAGCTCTTGCTACAGCAAAAGCAACTCAAACTGCAGCTACTAAAGCTGCAACTACGGCAACTATGACAGCTGCAGCTGCTCAAACTGCAGCTGCTCAAGCTGCAACTGCTCAAGCTGCAGCTATTCCAATTATTGGTCCAGGTGACGCTATTCCAACTGCTGTTCCAACTGTTGGTTCATCAAATTCTATAGGACCAACAAGGAATGCTTTTCAAAAGTATACCCCTACTTTTAGCAAAGGAGCTAGCTTTATTAAAGGCGGTTTTCAGAAAATGGGAGGGGGTGGTGGAGCCGGTTTAATTGGGGCATCTTTAGCAGTTCCAATGTTAGCAGGACAGATTTCTTCTTCCATAACAAAAGGTAGAGATAGAAGTGAGCTTACTTATGGTGAAAGATTAGCGTCATCTGGTGTCACTGGTGTTGCATCAGGAGCGCTCACTGGAGCTCTTATCGGTTCATCTATACCGGGTATAGGCACAGGTATAGGTGCAGCAGTAGGAGGTTTAGCAGGTTTAGCTGCTGCTGCAATGAATGCTGCTACAACGCTGGAAGATCTGAGGGCTGCTGGAAACAAAAGAGTGGAACGAGAAATGGAAGTTTTATCTTTATTGGGTCAGATTGAAAGTCTTAGTCAAGCTAGACCTAATGAAACAAGAGAGCAAGAAAAAGAGCGAATAAGAAAGCGAAGCGGTTTAATAACTGAGCTTTCTACCTCTGAAGGGGCTAAGGCAGCACAAATAAGAAAAGCTGACAGAGAGGGGACTGAAGTTTTTGACAAATTAAGAAATGAACAGCAAAAAAATATTGCTAAGGAGAACATGAGGACCGAAGCTTTGCAGTTTGAACTAGATAAGCAATTAAGTAGAGCCGAAAAGGAAAAGGCTCTCAATAATCTTGTCGCTATTGGAGAAGAAAACGATTTAATAAAAAACAATATAGCTGCTGTTGTGGAAGCTAATGGTAATTACGAAAAGCTTAGAAACTATTTAGAAAGTGATTTATTTAAAGAGTTAGACGTAGATTTCCAAAAAGTATTTAAAAATATTGTAGGAGACGTTGACAAGAAGTTAGGTAGAATACCACAAGGCTTAGGCGGAGCCATGGGTGCAGGTTTGGGTGCACCCATGGCTCCAGGCGTAACAGGCATGACGCCAACTGAAGAAGCGCCAGATTTTAAAGAGAATATTGCGCTTCTAACATTGTCACAGAAAAGGCAAAAAAAAGCAACTGAAGATGCTGATAAAGTTATAGAAAACGGGGAAAAAGTTCCAAGTCTAAAGGATTTAACTAATAAAATAAATGCATATTTAATTAAGTTACAAGCAGAAACACAAAGGGCGTTAGAGCAAGCTAGTATAAGTCAAAAATTAGGTAGAATAAATGAAACATTTAATCAAACGCTTCTTTCTAATGTTCAGAGTCCAATAGAAATATTTCAACGAAATTCAAATTTTTTAAAAAGCGAGTTAGAGGCAGCAATAAAAGCTAACCAAAAAGAGATAAGATCAGCATTTATAACAAATATATCCGGGATAGCAAATAAGCTAACAGATCGCAGTACTAAAGAAAAAGTTGAAGGATTACTCACAGGGGGAGATTCAGTAGAATCTATAATTAGCAAGTTAGAAGAATTACAAAACGCAGCTAAAGATGTGGAATTATTTACTGATCCAGATGATACTGAAGCTTTTAAAAACGCTCTAGAAACAGAAAAACAAAATCAACTCACTCAAAAAGAAATAAATCAGGGAAAAAGAGATATTCTTTCTCAAGAAACTCAAGTCAATTTTCAAAGATTATCAATAGTAGAAAAAGAAAGAGAAAATATTGTACAGGCTGCTCTTGCTAGCGCTCAAAGAGAAAGATTCTTACAAGCTGAAGCTTCTAATGTAAGAATACAACAAGCAAATAGAGCAGCTATGCTGAATACTCCTCAAGCGCAAAATTTAGGAATTGGTGCGAGAGCTGATTTAGAAAATCAAATTGCAGCACAAAATGCAGCAGAGAATATAAGACTACAAAAAGCATCACAATTAAGTCAGGTTGAACAAGGACTTAGAGACAATAGATTTACTGGAATGAAAGAAGGACTTCAGCAATCAGTAAATGAAAAATATGAGGGTGGGGGAGTTGTTTCCCAAGAAGAGCAAAATAAATATGATTCAGAATTACAATCTATTAAAGAATTACAGGATGCAGAAATTGCATTAAATGAGTACAGAAAAACTGCTAGCGAAGAAAATTTACAAAAAGTAATAGAAACTAGAGAAGCCGTAATACGAACAATTGAAGAAAGAGAAGGGGAAACTACTAAAGTAAGAGAGTTAAAAACAGAAGTTGAAAATTTAAAAGCAGCACAAGATCAAATTAAGCAGGGAGAAAAAGAAATAAATGCTGAGCTAGAAAGGCAAAGACAGCTAAGGAAAGCTCAAGTAGAATCAAGAACAACTGCTAAAGGAGGTTTTGAAAGAGCTAAAGGTAGAATCCAACAAGAATTAGACGAATTTCCTGCCACGTTTACAGAAAATACTACTATGGCTTTTAGGGATGGGTTGGTCGATGCAATGAAATCTGCTGCTGATGGCACTAAAAGTATTAAAGATGGACTTTTAGATGCAGCTTCTTCTTTTCTTGGAAAGATGAACGACATGCTAATGCAAAACATAGCTAATCAGATGATGGGGGGAATTATGGGAGGATTAGGAGGTTTGTTTGGAGGCGGCGGTGGCATGGGTGGTGGCATGGGTGGTGGCATGGGTGGTGGCATGGGTGGTGGCATGGGCGGTGGCGCATCGACTATGATGTTTAAAAGAGGTGGATTTATAAGAGCTCAAAATGGTATGTATATTTCTGGGGGAAGAATAGGTGATAAAAATCCAGCTTTGCTGGAAGACGGAGAGTACGTTTTAAATAGAAATGCTGTTAAAGGTATGGGTGGTCCATCTGCGATTGATGCGCTTAATTTCGGTATGATGCCCAGATTCGCAGAAAATGCTGGTTTAACTTCAGGTATTTCAGCAAAAGTTCCAGGTTTTGAAGGTGGAGGTAAAGTTACGTCAGCAAGAATAAAAGAAACTGGAGAAGCTAAATTATCTAAAACTGTGGATTTAATGGATCTTAAAGGAGGGAATTTTGATGCTTCTGCAACTATAAATCTTGCAGCAGATAGTGATCGTCTTTCGGGATTCGCTCTAGATAATGATGTCTATATTAAAAGATACAGAAAACAACAGCAAGAAATAGCAGCAAGAAGAGATGCAAAAAGAAGAGCAAAAAAAGAAAAAAGAAAAGCGTTGATTCGTCAAGCAATAACTACAGCTATAATGATGGGCGTTAGCGCTGGTGTAGGAGCTATAGGTTCTGGAGCTGGAGGTTCTGGAGGTACTACTAGTACCTCTGGAGGCGATTTAGGTGGAGGAGTGACTAAACAAACTTTTTCGGGGCTTCAAACTAAAAATCCTTTTAGTAATACTGTAACATCACAAAATTTGTCTGCTGATATTTTTAGTGGTGGTTTTGGTGTAGCGCAAAGAGGAGGTTTAATAAAAGCAAACAAAGGAGGTTATATTCCGTATGGGAATAGATTAACAGATTCTATTCCTGCGATGTTAGCTGGTGGTGAATATATAGTTAACAGTAAAGCTGTTAGAAAATATGGTGTTGGTGGCTTAAATAAGGTTAATGCTGGTTTGGCACGTTTTCAAGAAGGGGGTTTAGTTGGAGGAGGTATGGATGCTGGGCCTATTGAATCGGACAGTTCATCTAGCTCTACAAATAATATTTCTGTAAATATAACAGTAAACAATCAATCTTCAACAGGAAAATCGTCAGAAGAAAAGAGTGAGGATAGTGGTGTGGGATCTAAAGAAAGCGAAAGTGAAAAAGCTTTCAATTTATCGCAAAAAATAAAAAGTGTTGTAATGGAAGTTTTAAATAAAGAGCAAAGATCTGGTGGCATGCTTTCTTCTACTAAAGGCAAATCATAAAAATGGCAAACGCTTATACAAATTATAATCAAAATGTATATATGCAAGGCATAAAGCTAAAAGGGGTAAATAATATTTCTTTTAGTAGTAGTGCTAATTTTAAATCTGTTAATATATTAGGAAGCTCTTCAATAGGCCAAATAACTGCAGGAGCTCCTCAAGCTAATGTTTCAGTAACAAGAGATCTTAGTTTTGTGGATTTATTTCAAAATTATACTGGTATAAATAGATCTATAAGAGGAAGCCTTCTTTATGGTAATAGAATGATAAGTTTTGATGAAGGTCATTTAACTTCATATTCTTACTCTGTAGATTATGGGCAGACGCCTGTCTCTACGTTAGGGATAACTGTATACGGGGATCTGGGTTCAGGAGATCCAGAAGTGGCTGGATATATGAATTACCAAGGGCCATATCAAGACGATTCTAACAAAAAAATAGTTAGGCCTAGTGACATATCTGTTTCTTGTCACGGTTCTACAAGTAATAGAGTTAAAAATTTTTCTGTAGACGTGAATGTCCCTAAATTAGTTGCGTATGCATATGGAGATAGATTAACGGTTCCTCAAGCTGTTCAGGTAAGTATAGGATATCCTGTTGAAGTCACTTCTTCGTTTACTATGGAAGTCGATGATTACCAGTCAAAAAGAGTAAGTGATTATTTAATAAATAAAAATTTTGATGCATTTTCTATTAATGTTAAAGGCATTGTTTATGATGAAAATGTTCTTATAACTGCGCCTGGAGATGAGCTAACTTTACCTGATGGAACTTTTTTGACTTTATTAAGCGATACAATTTATCAAATAAGTCAATTATGGTCTTTTTCGAGTTTTAATACTAAAATAATATCTCAAGATTTTTCTTCCTCTGTAGACGGCATTTCAGAGGTAAAAATAAGCTACAAAAGTTTATTGAATAACCCAAACAGCAATACAACTCTGTATCAATATTTATAATATTTAAAAATTAAATAGAAAGTGTAATATACTATATGGCTCAAAGAATAGATAGTCTAAGCACGGTATCAACAATAAGTAATAGTTATTTGATGCCTATAAGTGAATTTGATATAACTTCTTATAATATAACATTTGAAGATTTTAAAAGCAATTTAAATAAAATTAGAGCTACAGGATCAGATTTAAGTATTGGAAGCGATACAGATAGTCATGCGATAACTGTAAAACAAACAACTAAAAGAGTAGGAATAGGGTCTTTTTATGGACCTACCAACCAGCCTTATGACCCTATTACTCCGCTTTTCGACCTTGAGGTCGCTGGAACTTCGGGATCTGATGTTTATATGGGATTAAGACCACAAGACGTAAATCAATCGTTATATTTTTATTCTCCAAATGCTTCATATGGCTTTAGAAAAAACACTATAAATGATTTTTGGATGACAGGGGAAGCTTTGACTTTTCCTCCTTTATACTTCCACAGTGGAAGTGGGACTTTTATATCAGATGGTTTTGGATATGAAGCTACAGGTTGCGATACTGATACAAATATACAGATTTACGCTCAAAATAACATAAGAACAACGATAAATGATGGCACTAATTCAAAAAACATTAATTTTACTAGCTTGGGGATTCAATCTGATGGCGATCTTGATATAGATTTTTTCTCAGGAAATAATGCTGCAACGGGAACTAGATTAGGGTTAAGTGGGGCTGTTTTTGTGTCTAGTCATAATCAAAACACAAGGATAGGAAATATAGAAAGGTTTCCTGTTTCAAGATTAGAAGTAACAAATGCACCTACTGAAAATACAACGTATAGAACTCAAACGCTGATTGATTATAATTTTCCTAATTTATTTTTTCAAAAATCAGGATCTAATTTAAATACTTCTTTAACATTTGATGGTGTTAATACTTTATATTTTGGTAGAAACAAATCTCCTTCTTCTTATTCTAACGCTGATGGAGTTATATTTAATTTATCTTCTAAAAAAGTTAGTATAGGCGGAAATCCTCCAGTTTATAGTTTGGATGTAAGTGGAAACTCACTGGCTAATAGGTTTAGCTCTGTGGAACAAACTTTAAATCTAGTATATTCTTTACAAAGAGATCCGGTATCTGGTCCGGTTCAATTTATAAGAACTAGTTATAAATCTGGAAATAAAAATCAATTTTATTTTGGATGTGATTTTGAAAGAAAATACATGTTTATAAATTCTGGGGATAATACTGATAATTATATAGTTTCGCAAAATACCCATATGTTTGACTGGGATGGTAATTTAGACATTAAAGGTTCTTATACAACAAATTCAAGTTATTCTAAAGGTAAATTTACACAAAATTATCAAACTCAATGTCGTTCTAGTAATATTTATATAAATCCTTTTAATCCAGATTCTACAACAGACGCTAATGCTGGTGTTGCTGGGACAGGCAATCCTCCATATGGATTAGCGCCATTTGCTGGCCAGGTAGAAAAAATAAAAATAGTAACAGCAGATACTAGTTTAACGCATTTTACAGCAGGAGCTCGTTTTGAGATATCAATAGTTGATGCTTCATCTGGGGGCGTAGATGGAGAATTAGACTGCTTTTCTTCGGTTGCTGCTTCTGCGCCTGTCACTTTACCTTCTAACGGTGTAGTTGCTCAATTCGCTCTCACTAGTGTAAATGCAGCAGGGACAGTTTTCACTTTTGAAACTTGGTCAGGGAATCCAACTTTTCAAGAAGGTCAATTGGTTCAATATAGAATATGTCAAGTTGGGGGATCAGCTACAGATATAAATTCTACGATAATGTCCACGGTTTCTTACACGGTAGATTAAATGGCAGTATCTTATCAAAATAATAGAGGAAGATTTTTAGTCTTTGAGAGTAACTCTCTAAGATTAAATGGAGATATTTTTCCTGCAGAAAGAATATCTTTATCTTTAAATACAGCATTAGCTGAAAGTGTTGGAAATGACGGAAGGCTTATTGGTTATGCTCCGACTAGTTTTATTAAGGGCAATGTGGATTTAGATTTTTATTTAACAGGAGAGCTTCCTGATTATTTAACGGCAGAAGGGGCTACAGAGGTGCCTGTAAAAATTAGTTTTAATACTGTTTTTATATATGGGTATTTAGAAAGTATAGATTATACAATCAGGCCTTTTGAGCCTATTGGTATGAAAGCAAGATTTGTTTTTTTTCATGGTATAAAACATTTACAAACAATATTGCCAGATACTATTGATGGAAAACTTACTGAGGGTAGTTTGAAAATATACGATAGCGCTGGTGTAAAATTAGGTTACGGCGCTCAAATCGCTTCTTATTTTACTAATTTTAATTATTCTTTAAGAATAAAAAGAACGCCGTATGGAAAAATAGGTTCAACTGTGCCAACTAGAGTTGCTATTGAAGATATCAAAGCTGAAATGTCTCTTGAGGGAAGTAATATTGACAAAATATTAGATTATAGAGGTAATGATGCTCATTTCGAGGTGACTTTTAGATATCTTAATTCTAGTTCAGATCGGGAGGGCGAGCTTGTGGGATTAACTTTTTTAGGAAAGATAGTAGATCAAAATTATTCAATCGGGGCTGGAGAATTTGGAAAAGGCGCCATAAAAGCCATACAAACAATTGAAACAATAAGACGATTTCCAACTATTCCTCCATACGATACTCCGCTTCAATTAACTGATACTCCTGATCCAGAAGTAGATCAACCAGACGAAGAAAGAATTAGAAGAGATCCAGGAGAACCGTATCCACCTCCTGGGTGGGATTATGGGGGCTGGAATCCTAGTCCGGGTGGGGGAGGCGGAGGCGATGGAGGCGGAGGCGGTGGAGGTTGCGATGATTGTGGTGGTGGTAGCCAAAACGGAAGCAGTCAAATGAATTGTTTAGATTTCCCAGATCATCCTGATTGTCAAGGTCAAGTAAGCCAGAAAGATCCAAACGACTTAGAGGATGACGAAATAAAATATAAAAATTTTTATGTTAGAAACAATATATCATCACAGATAGATTGCGCAGATGGTAGTATTGCCATAGAGTTAGAAAACTGGGGAGAAGATTCAGAAGTTAGAGTAGCAGGTTATTTAGGGGTTATGAATGATGACGGAGAATTTGTGCCAGTTATCGATCAGGCTAATGGGGATATTATGTATCTAATAAGACCAGAAAACAGCGAAAAAAGAGATTGGAAATTACCAAAAAGCGATAATTATACATATATGGGAAAAATTGGGGTAAGAGAAAGCGCTCAAAATGTATCTGTTTCTGATGTGGGAAGTAAGCATTATAAGGATGAGGATTGTAATATAACAATACCTGAACAGTGTAACAATACTACAACAACAAGATGGCAGGTTTTTGCTTATTCTGAAGAAGAGGGGAGCTTTCAGAGGGATGTGAAACAGGTGAGTGAACGGGCTTTAATTGCATTTGCTAAATTTAAAAATCATGAGTGTGAGTGTGGGGAGGCGACTTCCTCCCAAGTTCCACAAGAAGAATTAACATTTTGTCAAGCTTTTGTTTCTGTAGGGGAGTTTAATGCATTAGATTTCGAAGAATTAACTATAGTATCAACCTTTGCAGATAATAATGAAACACTAACTCAAACTCAAGCAGAAAATGCTCCTGCATATAATATATTTGTAGATTGGGAGGTTATATCAGACCTTGAAAATAAATGTGGTTATGATACATCTAATCCACAATCCATATAATAATGAAAAGCGTAAATGATTTTAATATAAATTTATCTGATATTCCTTATTATGAGACAGGTGCTGGTTTTTATAGGTATCAGCCTGTTTACTATACGGGAATACCTGTTGCTACTCATACTCAAAACGGAGTAACTGAAACCGTTAATCGGCCTTTTCAAACTGGATATTATTATTGTTTGCAAAACATTTCAGGAGATGATGCTTATTTTTATACTAGACCTGATGCCGAGGGAGGCAAAAGGTATTGGACTCAAGAATGGTTTTACACCCCGACTTACGGATCTACTGTTTCTTTTCAAAGTAATTTATATTCAATTTATTTCGGAGATAATTACTTATATAATGCAGCTAGAAATACAAATTCACTCACATTAAAAGCTCAGCTTAATTTTGATGGAGTTACTGATTTAGAAGCTAAAAGTATAGTTCATTTTTATGAATCAAACGCTTTGCTTTCCGAGGAAAATCCTTCTGAAGGCCAGAAGATAATAAATTTAAGCTTGTTTCCTCCTTATTCTAGAAGAGTTCCAGGCTACATAGAAAATGTAAATACGAATTACATTTATGCTAATTCAAATAAAGTAACTGTAAATTTTGATAGCCCTTTTTTGTCTACTACATACTGGGACGGTTTATTAATACCGAATACGTCAGATCAAATTTACAAAACTGATAAAGAATACAGAAGACATGATTATGTTTATTTAACTGAAGGGGGAGCTAATCTTATAAAAAGCTGGTATATGACTGGAATTTATTCGTTTGGAGCTAGATATCCATACGAAAGTTCAGAATTTACTAAGCAGTTCTATTTTAAACCGGACATGTCTAATAGCGTTGATACGAAATCTAGAAATTACAAAAATTTATTAGACAAGTTTTATTTATACCAGCTAGATGGAAATAATGCAAACCTTTTAGTTTTAGATTTAAAATTCAATAATAGATCAGATAAAGAAGCTAAAGCTCTGTTGCATTACCTAGAAGAACACCAAGGAAAAGATGTTTTTGAATTTGGGGGAGTACCGAATTTTACGGGAATCAAAAACTTTGTCTGTCCAAATTGGAGCCATACTTACAACTTTAAAAATAATAATACTATCAGTGCTAATTTTATTGAAGTGGTATATGGGCTTCCTGATCCACCTATTTTTAATGTAGAAAGCTTTACTGATTATAATATAGAAGGCCCTGTTTATACTCCAGAAGATGGGTTTGATTTTGGTTACGTTCCTTCTGGGTTTGCTGTTTCAAAAGATTTATATTTTGTTAATAGTGGCAGTGATGTTATAACTTTTACAGCTGTAGATAATCAAGATGTATCTACATATAAAATTTTTGATAAAAAATCAGATAAATACATAGATATATTTGATCATGGTCAAGAAAATTTAATTGAAAACGAGTTTCCTCCTGGGTCTTCGGGGGTAATTACTTTTACTTATTATTTAACTGATATCGAATATACTGCAGAAGATATTGCCGAAGAATTAGTTCCGGTTATAAGTGGACCATTTAGGTATAGAAGTGAATTACCACTAAAACAATATGCGATAAAATTTGGAGATAGAGGCCCAGATGTAATTATTGAATTGACAGGAAGATCCGACGCAATTCAAACAGATAACCCTTCTACTTATTTTGCTACAGGTCCCAATTCTAGTTGGTTAGGTTTTCCTAATTATGTTCAAGCTTATCCATCATATGATTATGACACTGACGTATTAAGCACAGAACTTTATTGGAGACCTCCTCCCACTGGATATTTTTTCGAGCGTTTTAGTTATGAGATGAGCGAACAGGATGATTTTGCTGCAGCAACAGGATCAACTGTAGATGTAGAAAGATTAGATCCTTCCATAGTTGATGGTATATATGGAAATTTAAGTGGATTAAATCATTCATATGAAGCTACGATTAATAACGTAGAACAGCTTAGAACTTATTATATTAGGGTAAGAGGAGAAAATATTACTTATAGCGCTTCATCACAAAATACTTATGCTACCGGTGGGTATGGAATAATAGATAGTTTAACTAATCCTGAAGTGATTTCAGGATGGACTCCTGATCCCATTCCTTTAAATTGGGGAAGACATGTAGAAAATATTGTTGTTTATAATACTAACTTATATAATGTTGATATATTTGATGTTATAAGACAAAATGGAACTTTTAGAGACAGATTGCATTACTATTCTGGGGTTAATGTTATTTTTCTGAATGGAACAGTAATTGGATCTGCAGGGCCAGATAATACTCATACGGGAGCTTTGATTATAACGGGAGATTACACTGATATAGACGACGGTTTAACTATTTTCTTGCAAAATACAGCAGTTATAGGCGCTGCTGGAAGGAGCGATTCAGATGGAAACTGCGCAATCTATATTAATGCTTCGGGAAGTATAGATTTTAATGTAAATTCTTCTACTGTTATAGCAGGAGGAGGAGGGGGAGGAATAAGTCTACCTTCGGGTTCTTTTTATAAATTTTTTACACCTATAAGAGAAGGGTTAGAGACACCTGTTACCGAAGAAAATAGATTTTCTTTTGCGAGGACTTATGAACAAGGTGAACAAGCAGATGATATAACAAGATTTAATCAGCTTTTTGGGATGAGTAGCAGTTCGATAGATACAAGACTGAAGAATACAGGGCATTTTCAAAATGTTTTTTTTGGTACGCTTGAAGATCCAAAATTTCAAATTTATGGAGGTTTTGGTGCAGGAACTTTTAATCCACAAGATGAAATAATTGATACAATTCAGTATTCTTACCCTTCACAAATCTTTGACGGTTCAGCAGTTGATAATATAGATACTAAAATTTTTGTGGAAGCACCTACAAGCCAATTTGGTTCTGAAGGGTACTCTCTGGCTGTTCCTTTTTTGCTTCAAGATAATTTTTACATACAAGCGCAATCAAAATCAGAAAGTAGTACTGTAGTCAGCGATTTATAAAATAAATTAAAAAAATTTAAAAACAAAGATATAATATAAAATGCCATTCTTAATTAAAAACGACATACTTTCTGTTGAGGGGCTTGAAGTTAAATCTATACCTATAGTGGTTGACTCAGCGCCTCAAGAAAATACTAACAGCAGTTCATGGTTCCTTTTTAAAGGGGGAAAAGGTGGGGATTTAGGAGAAAGAGGTAAGCCCCCTTTTTGGTATAGATTTAAAGATGATGTTCTGAGACTACCTGCTACTATAGAAGAAGATGCAGAAGATGAAGATGATGAAGATCCTGAATTTTTAGAAGCGGGAGAGTTAAATTATCTTTTACATAGTTTTAAAGCTGACAGATATACTAACGTTTTTAATCGTAATTTATATGAAATAAATAAACAAACAGCAAAATGGTGGCAGGGGAGTGCTTATGAATGGATTGAAAATCCTTACGTCGTTCGTAGGCCAGGTTATTTAGTAGATTTTGGGCTTTTTGCAACAGGGGCAATTCTGAGTAGGACTAATTATGTTGATTCTGAAGGAGATTTTCTGGATCCAGCATCTCAATACTATTCTGAAGCAGGATTTGCTATAAAATATGTAACAGGAAAAAGGTATAACAGCTCAACTCCTGCTACTCTAATGGCTAGCAAAATAAATTTTAATTATATTCCTGAGTTCCCGACTGATGTATTTAATATTCAGAATGACAGTATACAAATTTCTAATGCTTATGGTGTATACGCAGAAAACATAAGAAGGGTCACCCCAATATTGACTCCAAATTTCGCTTTCCCTTGTAATTTTACTTATGATCATTCAACTAATTTAATTATAGTAAATAATTTAAGATATCAAAACGCTGTTGATCTTTTTGATCTTTATCCACAATATAATTATACAGGGATGAGTATTTATATAAGTGGTAGTGGTGGCGCAAAAGAATTTCAAAACAATATTAGGCTTTTTGATTGGTCGGGGGACCATTTTTATGGATATTGTGATTATAGAACAGGTACTTCTGTTATAAGTAATGCTGACGCAGCTATATTTATGTGTGGTAATAGTGGAGAAATTGCTGATGGAACCGTTCTAATGGACGATAACAATGTGGGTTTTTTTGGGGCAGATATGTTTTCTGGAGGTGATAAACATGTTTATTATCAACTTCCCAGTAGTGGGCATATAAGAATTCCATTATCAGGAGCAATAGATTGGTATCGAATGAGTATTGAAGAAAAAGACCAATTAAGCTATGACAATATATTAACATTTTATGTGGTAGATTTAGATTATGATGATAAAGATAGAAAATTAGATCCCGATTTATTAAACCCTCGTACTGGACGTCAATATACTTACACAGAGCAATTAAATAATTTGAATGATGATCTATACTTCCTTACTGATGGTGGAAATGGGTATAGTAATTTAAAATGGTTTTTGTTAGATAATTCTGATCCGTTGAATACTTTTTTATATGAGCAGAGGGATACGGGAAGATTTTTAAGTGGTTATATGGATAGTAATTTCGAGATGTACTATAATAAATATGTACAACCTCCTGTGCCTTCAAGAGAAAGATTTACCAGGTGGGCAGAGGATGCAAAGTTTGCAAATTTTGATGTGACTAATGGTGAGCCTTATTTTATGGGTTCTGATGTTATGAATGGGGCTAGTTATTGTAATTTTCCTTTCTCTTCATTTTCTAAAACTGGGTTTAGTGGTGGCTGTGAACAATTAAGTCATTGGCTTCAGTATAATGAATATAATGCCCTTAGATTAGAAGTCGGTAGATGGGTTAGTCCAAACGATTCTTTTAGAGTGAATCCTGCAATAAGAGAATCTAAAAATGTTTTAAGATTATATAGTGATACATGCGGAGAATTTGATTGGTCACATATGCCTTCATTTGAAATGTGGCAAAGGGAACCAACGAATTATACTGGAGCTGCTTTGAGTGATCTTACAGCAGATCCTCGTGATCCATATAGTTTAATGGGCGTATATCCACTTAGGACAAGAGAAACATTTAATTTGAATCAAGCCATCGTAGAAGCCACATTTAAAAGACAAAGAAATGTATACATAGAAAGAACTAAGCAGAGATCTGATTATGATATTGGAGCTTATTCTGGTTTTGATGAAAAGAGAGTTTGGAATAAAAATAAATTAAGTATTATATATCAAGGTTATAATACTGTTACAAATACTTATTTTTGGGGTTGCGATGATGTGGGTTATAAACAAGAAAACCTTTTGACACGCGATTGGTTTAGCAAAAAAACCAGAGATCGAGGATTTACAGCCGATAACTTAAAGGTAGGCCAATCACAATTTCTATACATTAATAATTGGTGTAGAATGAATAGTTATCCTGATCTTTCAAATGGCGACTTTGTTGCTGATGAGGGCTTTGTTCGTAGTGATAAATTAACGTACTGGAACAGCAAAACCCGTCCTCCGCTTTCATTACTTACGGGAAGAAATTACATTAATAAAACTCAATTAGCGACGAAGGGTACAGGAAAATATCTAGAAATAGATAGGAGAACTACTCGTTCAGGTTACTTTTGGGATTGTTTAAAATTTAACATATACGACGTTGTTACTTATACAAATATAGGAGATAAGCAATCAAATTATACAATGGAAAATGCTATAGATGTAATCCTTGATAATTTAACTGCTAAATATTCAAAAAGAAAGCTTTTCTTAGGAGCTTGCAACCCTGCTACTGGAAAATACATAGATGGTAATTTTGGTACAGTAGATAATCCTAGTCCTCAAGCTTTTTATGTCAATGGGTCTACATTTCCTTCAGAAATATTACCAGGGGTTGGAAAGTACTTATATAGAGACAATCTAAGGCAGGAAACTTATGTTTTTCCAGAGGCAGAAAAAATTCCTAATACAGGAACATATTATAAAGGAGGAACTAAAAGTACTGAAATATTTTGGGGAAGAATGGGTACCGTAGAGGACTAAACAGAATAAAAATATAAATTTATGAGTGTATCAGATTTAAAATCAATATTAACATTAAACCCAGATACTTTTTTAGAGCTTTTTGAGGTTTATATAGATGTATCGGTTGGATATTTATATCTTCATGCGGGAAAAAATTTTGATAAAAGCATATTTTTTCATGGAAAAGAATATTTACCTTGTCCGATAGAGTTCGAAGGGTCAGAGCAAAATGCTGCAGGATCGTCGCCCAGGCCTACCATAAAAATTGCAAACATAGATAGTATAGTAACTAAATATATAAAAAACAAAGATAATTTAAATAAATCAAAAGTTACAAGAAAAAAAGTTATGCTTCAAAATATTGATGATGTAAATTTTCCAAAAGGTTTGAACCCTTTTTGGGGTTACATAAATAAATTTAATGAAAGTTCAGGTTATGGAAAAGAATATTTTAAAGAATTTTATATAATAGCAAAAAAGAAATTAGAGAATAAATATCAAGTTGAGTTAGAGCTTGCGTCTCCTTTAGATTTAGAAAACTTAAGGCTTCCTGCTAGAAAAATAAATGATAATTTGTGCGATTTTTTTTATAGAGGTGAAGGATGTTGTTGGGGTAGTAGAAAAAATTTCGCTAAAACGGAAAGCGGATTTCCGGCTCGATTTGGAGGGGAACCAATCGCTGATGCTGAAAATAAAACGTTCCTTACAGATTATAGATTAAATCTGTCAAACAGAGGTCAGTGGCAACCAGGGGTAAGTTATGCTCCAGGGAATTATGTTTATATGCAGCTTATTTTCGCTTATGATTTTGAGGGAGAAATTGTGCAAGAATCAAGCAATGATGGTATAAAATCTGTGTTTGTGTGTCTTAAATCGCATACTAGTTCAGCAAATAAAAACCCTAAGCTTAATCGAGAATACTGGGTTCAAGATGAATGCGCAAAAAATCTTTATGGATGCAGGTTAAGGTGGGAGATTAGTGCTCCTAGAGACGTAGATAAATCTTCTATAAGATTACCTTACGGTGGTTTTCCTGGAACTAGACCTTATGAATACAGAACATAATTTTTTATATACTAAAATAGCTAAGTATTGCCACAGAAATGATCCTTTCGAGGCGGGAGGGTATGTTAATAAAAATTTTGATATAAAATATTTTGAGCCATTAGAATTAAATTCAAACTTTTTTGTGCCTGGGCCAGATTTTTATCTAGACATAATTAATAAAAAAGATGATATTCTTTTTTGTTTTCATTCTCACCTTTTTAGCGATGAGCTGTCTGAGTCTGATTTAAATTTTGTAGAAGTTTATGATTTACCTATTTTGGTATATGTATTAGATAAACACAAATTTTTAAGTGTAAATAATAAAAATGAAAGAGATAGTTTTTTATGGAATTTTGAAGAAGTTGGGCAAGGAGCCTAGATTTTTAGAAGTTAGTTCTTGGTTTGAAGTTTGTCAGTATCTTCAGGCTAACGTACCTATCTATAGAAAATTTCGAAAGTTGATGAAAAAAAAATTAACAGGATGTTTTTTTGTCATAGACGGTAAAACAATCGAAGCAGATAATCTAGAACACGCTTTTAAAAACGCAAAAAAAATAGAAGTTATACCTGTAGTTGCATTAGCAGATCCAGTTAGTATAGTAATTTTTGTTGTTAAAGTGATAATTATGATAGCTATAAGTATGGCTGTTTCTTATTTAATGGCAAAAATGATGGGCCAAGATGACCCTAAAAATGTCAAAACTGCTTCGTACATATTAAAAGGCAAGGTCAATACGGCGGCGAGAAATACTCCTGTTCCATTGGGTTACGGAATGTTAAGGATAGCTCCCCCTGTGGTAAATGTGACACAATACACTTTTGATACAACATCAGCCACAACTTAATAATATTATGGCAGATACATTTTATTCTAATAATAGAAATAACAGACCTTTTCGACCGTCTGCTTCAGTCTTTTCGTCCGAACCATATACCCAAGGGACGTCCGATATGAGGAGGACATTGAATCTAGAGCCTACTCCTGGAGATTATTTACTTAGTCAATGCAATCAAGGGAAAATTTTCGGATTTAAGAAAAAAGCAGCAACATCTCTACTAGAGTCCGCTTCCAAGATGGTAATTACAGACTTGATAGGAGAAGGGCCTATTAGAGGGTTTGTAGATGATATGGGATTTGACATAGATATTGATCCTACGATTGAAAGTATTGACAGCAGTGAAGAAATATTTAAAGCCGTTTTTTATAATGATATTCCAGTTAAAGATACTTATACAAATCAAATCAATTGGAACGGAGTTTCTATAAGGTATGACGCAGGTTATAGTTTCGGTGATAGTCAAGTTTCAACTGCTGAATCTGAAGATGAGGCTTATACCAGATTTGGGACAAACATAAGTGATATCCCTTTTAGCCCTTTTAATGTCGGAATAATGACTGACTATAGTAAAAAACTATATCCTGTGAGAAGGGACTTTGTTTCTGATACCGTTCTTTCAGCTATATTTGCTAGTGCAGGAGACATTGCTCCAGGCCCCTTACCTGACATGACTAATAGGCCTTTTGTTTTCCTTAGGCAAGACGATAGGTATCCTATTCTTTATGGAGGTAACGCAGAATTTAAGGATATAGAAAAATTATTAGATGATGACACATTTAGAAGAGGTTTTGGTGTTGCTCATGAAGTTAATGATATGAATGTAGGATATGTAAGTATTACTTTTCAACAAGGCGCATTATACCACATGAGAAAAAAGAACGGAGCCCTTATAGCAAAAGACCAAGATATAGCAGTTACTATATCGTATTTAGGTGATGACAGGCCATTTGCTATTGTTCTTGCTAGGTTATCAGGAGGTTGTACTTCTCCTTATGAATTTGATTTAAATTTAAATTTAGTAGACGCAATTGAGAGCAGAGTTCTTATAATTAAGGTTTTTAATATATCTAAAAAAATACCTATGACTTATACACGAGATAAAAGAGATCTTACTTTAGTCAAAATTACTGAGTATCAAAAATCTAGATTTAGTTACCCTAATTCCGCTTATATACATAATATTATTGATTCGAGAAATGTTTCTCAAGTACCAAACAGAAGTTATATGATGAAACTTTTGAAGGTTAAAGTTCCTAATAATTATGATGCAGAAACAAAAACGTATTTTGGGGAATGGGATGGTAATTTCAGTTCAAGCCTTCAATGGACTAATAACCCTGCTTGGATTTTATATGACATAGTAACTAATAATAGATATGGAGTGGGAAGATTTACTAGTGATTCATGGTATTTAAATAAATGGTCGATTTATGAACTAGCTAAATATTGTGACGAAAAAGTTCAAACTAGAGGAAGAAGTCTTTATGAACCAGTAAAAGTCAGAACGATAAATCCAAATAACATTTGGTTTGCAAACCCGTTATCTGGTGATCAAAGTCTGGCTGCTAGGCAGTGGAGTGCTGCATTTCCTTCTATAAACGACCCATCCGTTAATGTGGATTATCGGATTTACGTAGTATCTATTATAAATGTAGGATATACAAATGATGAAGGCGAGATAGAATATAAAAATTATGAAGCTGTAATATTAGATTCTAATCCTAGCTCTCCGAATATTACTGTAGGAAAACTAATAAGAGCTGAAAAAATCATGGGTTCTTTTGATGGTGCTAAAAGGTATATAACAGAATTAAGGTCAGGTTTGGGAAAAGGAGCCATCACTGAACAAGAATTTATGGGTCCGATTTATTCGGCTGCAAAAAATAAAAATCCTTATGGTCGTGATGTTCCCAGACTTAATGTTAATCGTGGTGATGCGACATTTTTTTCATTAGGTGCACAAGCAACAACATTTGTTTATCAAGTAGCAGCCTTTATTAGGGGGGATAAAAATTATAGCAATATGAATTTTGCTGATAGCGAGTTACCTGTAATACCTAGATATGTTTCAGATAATTATATTACACAATCAGCTGAGATGAGCGTTGTTTTTAATTCACGCGGATTTTCAAATTTATTAGAATCAAGATTTTCTTGCAATATTTATTTACAAGACCCTACTGAAATATTTGATTTGATAAATAATATTGCTTCTTGTTTTAGAGGCATCTCGTATTGGAATAATTTTTCAGTTAACGTTACAACAGATAAGAAAAAAGATCCAGTTTATTCTTTTACAAACGCTAATGTAAAGAATGGAATTTTTAATTATTTTAGTGCTGGTAGAGATACAAAATTTACTGTTTGTAAAGTTACCTATAGTGATGCATCAGATAATTATAGAGATAAAACTGTATATGTAGAAGATTATAAAGCTATTAGAGATTATGGATATATAGAAAAAGAAATTTTAGGTTTTGGTATAACTTCAATAGGGCAAGCTAGAAGAGTTGGAAAATGGTTCTTAATAACGAATCAAGTAGAAACAGAATTAGTATCTTTCACAACTAGCCAAGAAGCTTTATTTTTAGATGTAGGAGATGTTATTACAATTTCAGATAGATTTAAAACTGCTGGTCCTAAAGCTGGTAGGGTGGTTAGGACACAGTTTGATCCGTCTATTGGTCATATAATTACTTTAGACAATAGATATGATTTTATACAACCTAATGATATTGTTGGTTTTCAGGTTGTCACTTCTACTACGGATGAATTTGAAAAAGCTAAAATAAAAGGAACAAAAAAGTCTTATATACACTATTTGAAAGTAGATGAAGTCGAAATTTCTGAAACTGATGATGATTTTAGGACTCAAATAAAAGTATTCATTACAAACCAAAAAGATAGAAAAGCTTTTGCGCAGATACAAAGATTTACTTTATGGTTTTTTGAGGAAGCGGTCGGATCTGATTTAAATTACAATTTACCTTTTAGGGTGTCTTCTATAAAAGAAAAACCTGATTTTGAATTTGAAATAGAAGCAACACAATATAATAGAAGTAAATTTGATCACATTGATTTTAATGAAGCTTTAGAGTTGCCAACTCTTGTGGAAGATGAAAATTCTTTAGAAGTTTTATCTCAATCAGACTTTCAGCCTCAAGAACTTTTAGATGCAGCAGATAAAGTAAGTGAACAAGCAGGACGTGCTGTTTTTAGAGCTTTATTTAATGGAAATGACGGCTCCCAACCTTTTCAAGCTCCTGTAGATCACTATGTACAAGCCGAAAAATCTATAGGAGTAAGTTTTGATTTAATTTTTAGATCTTATATATTTAATCCATCACGAGCTTTAAATCAAGCTTTGAGGTCAGGGGCTATAACGCAACAACAATTTGATGAAACGGAAGGGTTGTTAGTTTCTCTTATAATATGTGGGAGAAGAATTACATTTAGGTGGTATAAAACTGATGTTAAAGAGACTTTTAATATAGCTATACCTAACAAAATACGAGAAAATGTAACGCTTGAAACATTAGTGTATAGAATAGGTAAAAACAAGGAGCTTTTATAATGTTATTTAACGACGAGTCACAAATTGAAAATTTCAATGTAGGAATAAGAAATTTAACTGGAAATTTTTTTACTACGGAAGCTGATACGTTTTATAATAGCTCTATTCCTGTCACTTCTTCTATTAGTGGGGTTTTAAATAATTTTCATGAAAATGTTATTAAATGGGAGTTTTATAACACTGAAACACAAGATTCGTTAGAAGATGTAAGATATATCAAAAGTCTTACGTTGGATTTGATGACTGTAGATGGTTTTGTTTTAAATTCTTACATTTTATCTAGAGCTGCTAATTCGTTTAATATAGAACAAAATAATTTTAATTTACAAACTTTATCCTCTCAGGTTTTTAATGAACCCTCAAAATTGACTGATTTTGCATTGAGATTGTCATTAGTAGATTTAAATGATAATAACACTTCTGTAGTAGCAAGATTGAAATACGAAAGAGCGTCTTTGACTGGTGTAGATGTTAACATTGATAAAAAAATATCTTTTTATCCCAAAGGTTCTAATTTACAGTTTTTTAATAAATATGAACTTTTGTATTCTACTCTACCATTTACTGGTGCCGCTTTTCAAGACCCAGATTTTCTTTATTATAAAAAAACATTTTATAATAATAGTGATATGGGGTTTTCTCCAGGAGTTAAAAACCATTTTTATTATAAATTATTGCCTCATGATAATTACGGAACAGGAAACTTATTTAATATAGGTTTTATACAAACGCCCTCTTTATCTCAATTTTATTCTGAGCAAAAACCTTATATAATAACTGGTGGAATATTATCTGATTATAATGAGTTTAATAATCATGTTAATAGTAAATTGTTTTTACATTGGGCTGCTCCTAAAAATAATTCTACAACTACGTATCAAATATCGGTTCTTCAAAGTGGGGAGAAAGATAAGGTATACGAGCCGAATAAAATAAATTTTCAATATATTTATCCAAAAAATGATATCATAGCCATAGACCAAGGAACTGGGTATCTTTACTCAGGGACTCCAGCTGATGATCTTTATGATGATATTAATAAAAATAGATATTATTCTGGTTTGAATTATAGTCCAGTTTTTTCTCCTTCTGGTTTAAGTGGAATACAGTGGGTAGATCACGTAGTAAAATTAAACAAAAGAAATATAATTAAATCTGGGTTATATGCAACAGGTGAATATGAGCTATTTGTTACTGGAAGTCAACAATATGATACAATATATGTATCTGGTGGATCTTTAGATACAAACAAACTTTTCTTAAATTATAGTTACGACCCTGAAAATTTTCAATTTGTTTATTATCCAGAAAAAGGCTCTTACTCGGGGTTTTACACATACGATCATAGCACTGGAAATAGAAATGTATCTGGAATCGAATATCAAAATAAAATAACAGGAAACTTAATAGCCGAAAGGATAGATTTTGCTTACCCTACCGGGACGGGAGAAGGTTTTACTGGGCAATCTACTGTTGTTTCTGTAATAGAACCATATTGTATTGTACCAATAAATAATTCAACAAATTATGAATTAAAAATTAGAAGTGTGCATGGAAGAAATACTTCAGATTGGTCTGATTCAATAATTTTTACTACTGGGGCGATTGATGCTGCATATAATACATTTTTTAGAGATGAGCTAAGAGGTTCTGGGATAAGTGGTTATATTCCTAAATTTAGTGGATCCGGGCAAGAATACACAACTAGATTAATTCATTCTGCTTTATATGAAGATGAAAGATATAGAATTGGTTTAAATACGACAAATCCAGTAAGATATTTAGAAATTAAAGGTACTGGAGATTATGCAGCACCATCAGGCCCTACGGCTGGAACAATTGATAATGTTTATGCTAGAATATTTTCTCCTAGTGGTTATGATGCAGCTCTGGAATTGTATGCTGGGGGAAGAAGAGCTGCTAGTATTGGTGCCGGTGGTGGTTCTGGGCCAACTGGTCCTGTGAATTGGACCATTTACAACGAAGGAACTGACGAATGCGATTTAAAATTTAAAAATGATAGCGTTGGAGATGTAGCGACTTTTGATTTTAATGGAAATTTAGGAATTAATACAACGGCTCCTGCTAATAGATTTCATGTTTTTTCTGATGAAAAAAGCGTTTCTCTTTTTGAAAGTAGCGAGACTGGAGCTTATATTAATTTTAGAGATGTTGATTCGGCAACTAATACTGCAGTAAGAATAGGGGCAGAGGAGAAAAATTTTGTCATAAAGAGGGGGGATTTCACTAGGTTTTTAATATCTGGTGATGGAAATGTGGCAATAGGAGATGTAGCTCCACAGCATAAATTGCATGTTTCTGGAGATGCTATTATTAGTGGTCATTTGTATGATTATAATGATACAACTGGGCAAAGTGGTTGGGTTTTAACGTCTCAAACTGGTGGCCCAGAATGGAAATCAATTGAAGACGTTCTTTCTGGCGTTGGAGGATCCGGTAAATCTGGTTATTTTTCTATTTGGTCAGATGAAGATACGTTAACTACTGGTAGTCTTTTTCAAGATTTAGATTCTAATTATGTAGGATTAAATGTAGCAACTCCTGAATATCCATTGCACGTTTCTGGAGATTCTTATTTCAGTGGAGACTTTAATTTATCTGGAAACATGTATGTTTCTGGAAATTTAGATTTAAGTGGTTCTTTATATGATTTATATGGATCTACAGGAGAAAGTGGATATGTATTAACTTCTGTTCCTGGGGGCGTAGAATGGCAACTTGGTGGTGGAACTGTTGATGCTTTATCGGGTACTGGTACATATTTACCTGTATGGACTGGTGCAGATAATGCTGGATCAGCAGCATTAAAAAATAGTGTTGTTAGGCAGCATCTTACTTCTGGTTGGATAGGTGTTAATGATTATCCTGAATATCCTTTTTATGTAGGTGGAGATTCAAGGCCTTCAACATATACAAATTATGTAGCTTATTTTAAAGCATCTACAGCAACTGGGCCATCTGGTGGAACTTTTATTGGTGTTGAAAACAATAACATTGTTGATCCTAACACTGTAGCTGGCATACAGTTTATTGCTCCTACGCAAGCGGGACCTACGGCTGCTCTTAGTATAGAATCTTCTTTTGGCATTGGTATACTTGGCAGCTTAGGGAGTAGTGCAGAATTTTTAACTTATTCTGAAAATGCTAGAAATGTTCCGCTTAAATTGTCTGCATCGAAAGTTGGTTTAGCTGGAGCTGTATCAGGATTAGCTTCAAAAGTTAACATATTAGGTGGTACAGATGACAAAGAGGGATTGTTGGGTTTTAAAAGAATTGTTACTGATGGTCGCACCAACTTTGGTTTTTTTGGTAATTTTAATACTGCTAGTGGGCCTAAAAGTCATTTATATGTATCTACAGTAAATCCAGTAGCTGATGGTTGGGCTTCTGGTCAAGCTATAATGTCTTGGCAGGGTGATGGGTTAGTTGGTGTAGGCACAACAGGGCAAACAAGAAACTTTGAAGTATCTGGAGATAATACTGTTTATGCGAGAATAGCTGCTGCTGAAAATGAAGATTCTGTATTAGAGCTTTATAGCAGTAATTCCAGTGGTCCAAGTTCTGGTCCTGTTAATTGGTCTATAAGAAATGATGGGTCTACTGGTCAATTAAAATTTGGAAACGGTGGGGGTACTCATGTTACTTTTGATTATGATGGGAATGTTGGCGTAAATGTTTTAGAACCTAAGCATCTTTTACATGTTAATGGTGATGCTATTATTAGTGGTTATTTATATGATTCTATAAATACAACAGGTTCAGGTGGTTGGGTTTTAAGTTCTGAGCAAGGAGGCCCTCGGTGGAAAATGATAGAAGATGTGTTTTCGGGAGTGGGTGGTTCTGGGAAAACAAATTATTTTTCGTTATGGAAAGATGAAGATACTTTAGGTACTGGGATAATTTACCAAAGCGGCTCTAAGGATTATTTGGTAATAAGTGGTTATGGTCAAGGAGAAAAACAAGATTATTCTGCAACTAAATATTTAGGAGTTGATATTGATGGGGTTGTTATAGAATTAGATGCTGGATCTTCTGGTATTTCAGGAACTAGTGGTTCCAGTGGAACTAGTGGAACTTCAGGAAGTAGTGGAACTAGTGGGACTTCAGGGTCTAGTGGAACTTCAGGAACTAGTGGAACCAATGGATCTAGTGGAACTTCAGGAACTAGTGGAACTTCAGG